GGGATAAAACAGGATGGGTAGGACAAAAAAACAGGGAATTCCCTCAGTCGTCATGACTCGCGTGGGGGATCTCACCCCTTACGCAAGGAATTCCCGAACGCATTCAGACGAGCAAGTCGCGCAGATCGCTGCGTCGATAAAAGAGTTCGGTTGGACCAACCCGATCCTGATCGACGGCGAGAAAGGAATCATTGCTGGCCACGGAAGGCTGAAGGCTGCGATGCGGTTGGGCCTCGAGGAAATCCCGGCAATAGAACTGTCGCACCTAACCGAGATTCAGAAGAAGGCGCTCATCATTGCCGACAACAAATTAGCCTTGAATGCCGGATGGGACAACGAGCTTCTCAGTCTGGAGCTGGAGGAGTTGGAGCTTGAGGGATTAGACTTAAGTCTTACAGGCTTTGGCGAAGAGGAAATAAACGCACTTAAGCCGGAAGTTGTAAACGAAGGGTTGACGGATGAGGACGCTGTTCCTGAGCCTCCACCGGAGCCTATTACAAAGCCTGGAGACATCTGGATACTAGGCAAGCACCGGTTGATGTGCGGTGATAGTACGAGCATCGATCATCTGGAAAAGCTGTGCGATGGTCGGCAGGTTGATATGTGGTTAACAGATCCACCTTATAACGTGGCATACGAAGGCAAAACAAAGGATGCTTTGACGATTAAAAACGACAGCATGTCAGACGATACTTTTCGTCAGTTTTTGCGCGACGCATATACCGCGGCTGACGCGGTGATGAAAGCTGGCGCTGTTTTTTACATTTGGCACGCTGACTCTGAGGGGTACAACTTTCGAGGTGCGGCGCAGGACGCAGGTTGGAAGGTGCGACAGTGCTTGATTTGGAAAAAATCAACGATGGTAATGGGGAGGCAGGATTATCATTGGAAGCATGAGCCTTGTTTGTACGGATGGAAAGAAGGTGCTGGACACCTTTGGGCTGCAGATAGAAAGCAAACAACTATTTTAGAATTCGATAAGCCTAGTCGAAACGGCGAGCATCCAACAATGAAGCCTGTCGCGTTGTTTGAATACCAAATGCTTAACAACACCAAAGGCGGCGACATTGTTTTAGATAGCTTTGGAGGTTCAGGCACTACTTTAGTAGCAGCAGAAAAGAATGGTCGGGTTGCGTATCTGATGGAACTAGACCCAAAATACTGCGATGTTATCGTCAAGCGATGGGAAGAATTCACCGGACAGAAAGCGAGGCTAGAAAATGCAGCGGAAATATCCACCTGAAGTTCACTTAGTACACGGCACAAAGGGAGAGAACACGGGCATCCCGCTGCCGGAGAAGGTAAAGATTAGAGTTCCGTTTGCCGAGTGGGCAGACAACCCGACCTTATTTAACCGCGAGAGATTTGTAAAAGAGACCGCCGATTACTTGTTTGATGTCTACGGCATTGGCTCAGATCAAGACAGGCACACGCTCATGATGCTTGCCGACCAGCTCCAGCTTTACATCGACGCAAGGAAAGAGCAGGCAAAACATCCTTTAGTTGTTAAGACTAACGGTGGAAAGACTCACGCTCCCAATCCTTACATCAGCCTTGCAAACAAAGCGATGGAGAACTCAATCAAGCTGATGAACGAAATGGGGCTTACTCCGCGGTCTCGATTGGCGGCAAACAAACTTGAGGACGGCTCTAAGATGGGCGAATTCCTAGCAGGGCCTAAGTTCGGCACATGAGAATAGAAGATGGTATTGCTTACGCTGTCGGCATCGTAAAAGGCGAGATCGACGCTTGTCGAAATGTTCGCCTAGCCTGCCAGCGGTTTCTTAATCACATAGAAAACAAAGAGTGGGAATGGGTTTTTGATCCTAGCCCGGTCAATCACTTCTTACAATTTGCCGGCCTCTGTAAGCATGTAAAGGGACAGTGGGCGGGATACTCTGTAAGTCTTGAGCCTTTTCAGATCCTTATTGCCTGCGCGATCTACGGCTTCAGGCACAAGAAAGACCGGCGTAAACGGATGGTGCAGGATGTCATTGTCTACATCCCCAGAAAGGCTGGCAAATCGACGCTGACGGCTCTTATCGCTCTTTATGAGCTAGCCTTCGGAGAAGCGGGAGCCGAGGTCTACACGCTCGCTACTAACAGAGATCAAGCGTCAATCGTGTTTACTACGGCTAAGGGTTTCGTCGAAACGTTGCCGCAGGAAATCTCGAGGCTCTTTATTCTCGGCAAGTTCACGATTGTGAAGAACGGCGACAGTCAAAGCATGATGAAAGCTCTCTCCAGAGATACTAAAAAGACTGGAGACGGGCTCAACCCTTCGTGCGCGATCATTGACGAGGCGAGTCAGATCGTAGACAGGAATGCGATTGAGGTCTTGCATTCAGGGATGGTATCTCGGCTTAATCCTCTTCGGTTATACATAACCACCGCTTCTTTTACTCGCGACACAAAGTTTTTCGAGGATTTTCAGGTGATGGAGCACATCCTTCATCAGGATGTTCCAGATAACCCGCGATGGTTTGGCCTTCTTTACTCTCTGGATGCCGGTGATGATTGGCGAGACGAAAAGACGTGGGCTAAGGCTAACCCGATGCACAATATCTCGGTTTCGCACGATGCGATTGTTGCCCGCTGCGAAGAAGCGAAGATTAAGCCCGCGGCGCTCAATGAATTCTTATGTAAGACACTTAACGTCTATGTCTCTGCTGAAACCGCGTGGGTCGATAGAACTCACTGGGATGAGTCTGTAGGGCTGACAGAAAGAGAGCCTGAAGCTGTATTTATCGGTTTTGACTTAGCGGCAACACGAGATCTAAACGCGGTTTGTACGTTAAAAAGATTTGCAGAGGACGATTACGAAGCCGAGTGGAAGTTCTTTCTGCCCGAAGATGGCTTTGAATTACTGCCAACTCATTATCAGGACATTTTCAGACAAGCGATCAATTCGGGGATCTTGCACATCACCGAAGGTAACGTGATGGACGATAGGGAGATTTCAGCGTATATTATTGGGCAAAGCCAGAAATACGACATAAAAGAAGTGGGCTACGACGCTTACAATGCTGCGGCTTTAGTAGCAAGGCTTTATGAAGTCGGAATGCCAGTTAAGAAAGTCGGTCAAGGAATGGCGGTGCTTTCTAACCCGTCTAAGCATGTCGAGCGACTCATCTTAGGCCACAAAATCAGACACGACGGAAACCCATTCTTAGGACATCAGTTGGGGAATTGCGAAGTGTTCACAGATGTGCAAGGCAATATCAAAGTCAAGAAAGCCGGTGTGGATCGTCATGCTAAGGTTGACGGGATTATTGCCTTAATCATTGCGATGCACTGTAGTCTGGACAACCCGATGCCGTCTGAATCGTACGGATTCAGAGTCTTTTAGGGGTAAAAATGGGCTTATTCGACGTATTTAAGCGTAAAACAGACAAAAAAGAGTCTAATTCACTCTTTGGTAACACTGTTTTAGGCAACAACGTCATGCTCCGTGGTAAAGGGCAGGGCTACGGATCTAACCAACTTTTATACGTTACGACCTCTGCGGTTAACGAAGCAGGGCGAACTGTCGACATAACGACACTCGCTAGAAACTCGACGGTTATGGCTTGTGTGGGGGCAAAAGCTCGATCTCTTGCTCAACTGCCTGTAAAGATCATGTCGAAGCAGGCTGACGGCACATTTGTAGACACACAGACCGATCCGAGCGTTCCTGAGCGTGAAAAGAGCCGAGCTGCAAGCGTTCTTAATCTTCTTTCCAATCCTAACAACTTCCAAAGTCAATACGAGTTCTGGTATCAGTTCACGATGTGGCATGAACTGGCTGGCGAGACTTTTGTATTACTCTGGAGGAAAGACGCACAGGAACCGACACAGATTCCGCTGGAAATGTATGTTCTCGACTCGACGCTGATCGTGCCGAGGATCTCAGAGACGCGTTATCCGTACTACACGCTTACAAGTTCCTCTTACGGATTCAATAAAGACGAGCCGCTCAAGTATTTTCAGGTCATGCACACGAAGTCTGAGCCGTGGCAGGGTTCCAGTTCGTTTAACCGCTTGCAAGCTGTCGAGTTGGTTTCCTTAGATCAGGACATCGACCTCTATTCCAACTTCATTATGTTGAACGGTGCAAAACCATCTGGTTTGTTCCGCACCGAGCAAGTTATCCCTGACTCAAAGTTCAAAGAGATTGCATCCCGTCTCAAAGAAGCGTGGACAAACATGCTGAACAGCCAGCCTTCGGATCAGAGCAAGCCGGGGCAGTCTATGCTGTTGGATCAAGGCATGACTTACGAAGCCATCAAACCTTTGACGCTTCAGGATGTGGATGCTAGAGAGCTTAAGAAGCAAACAATGACGCGGATTTGCGGATTGTTTGGTGTGCCTCCCGCAATGATCGGAGTCGGTGAGTCGAAGTACAACAACACCCAAACGATGCTGGATGAGTTCTACAAGTCAACGATGATGCCGTTCATTACGAACGTTGAGCAGCGGTTAAAATTGTCGCTGTTAAAGGGCTATCCGAATCTGCACGTTCAGTTTCAAACGCAAGACTTCCTAAAGGGCGCTCCGCTGGATCAGATGAATTATGTCGTTGCAGGAGTTAAGAATGGGATTCTTACGCAGAATGAAGCGCGTGAATATCTGGGACTTAACTCTCTCGATGGTGCTGATGATCTGTTGCTTGCCGCTGGTGGCGATAGCGCTATTCCCGGTAGCTCTCCGCAAGACACTGGAGGTGGTGGAAACCTTAAGGTGGTCGGTAAAACAGGCAGAGCCGGAAATGCTTAAGGATCTATTAGAGAAACTCAAGGCCGCGGCAGACAAGAGAAAGCCAAAGCCTAAGTTGGTAGACGGAATGGTAAAAAAGGAACCTATCAATGGCTAAGAACATCACTTTTTTCTACGAAGCCAAAGTTGAGCTAGGCAGGAAAGCCGACGAGGCAACGGGCGAGCCCACGGGTGAAATCGAAGCCACACTTACGACGTGGGGCGCGAGAGAAGGCGCAGACGGTCGACGGTTCTTTTACACACCCGAGGCTTTTGAGGCGTGGCACGAGATGTGGATGGAAGCAGGAAGGCCGCTTCCGATGTATTTTCAACATTCAAGCGACATGATGCCTGTCGGTGAGTGGTCGAAGTTCGATATTACGGACGAAGGCATGACCGGCACAGGAAAGATCTTCCTGAACACCACTTCCGGGTCTGATCTTTATACGATCATGAAGGAAAGCCCGCGGATGGTTGGCGGCGTTTCTGTCGGTGCTTACGCAGATGAGTATCAGATGGTTGATGAGAATGGTGAGCCTACAGACGATCCAGACATGTTCTTTCAGATCGTCAAAGGTGGTCTGGCCGAGGTTTCTATCGTGATGCAGCCTAATAATCCGAAGGCTGAGATCAGTAGACTTGAGTACTGGATGGGCTCAAAACCCAATCCGAGAACGATTGAGAAGGCTTTGCGTGATGCAGGGCTATCTCGCCGGGATGCGACCGCCGCGTCCGGTGTGTTGAAAGCCATTTTGGAACAGCGTGATGCTGTGGGCGATCAACAAACTGCCACTCAGAGTGAGTCTGATGCGGCGGAGTTGCTGAAAGCGCTCGAATACCGAGAGTTGCTCAAAGCTATTTCAACCCGTTAGGAGATTTCAAAATGTTGGAAAAAGTCATTGAAAAATTAGATGCAATCGAAGCATCTAGCGCTGCCAAATTGGCAGAAACCGCTCAAGCTGTTGAAGCAAAAGTTGCCGAGGTTGTCGAGTCGCTTAAAACTGAAACCGAAGCAAAGATTGCCGCTTTAGAGGCAAAAGTTGCCGCTCCTTCTATCATCCGTCCTATTCACAAGACCGTTCGTGGCGAAGCAAATCGTCGTTTCAAAGACGTTCTTAAGGAGTACATGAAGGCCGGTAACAACATTGAGCGTGAAGTCAAGATCTTTGAATCGGTCGATCAGTGCGAAGCGTACATCAAGGAAGCCTCGGCTCTTACGGGTTCTGGCTACGACGTTGGTGGCCGCACAGCTTACGATCCCGTGTTCGCTGCAAAGCGTCTCGGAAATCCTTTGATGGATCTGTCGCGCATCGTTGCAACTGACGGTTCGGCTTATCAGTTCCGCGTCAAGACCGGCAATGCAGGCGCTCAGTGGGGCTACACCGTTCAGAACAACGGCGCATCCACGACTGAAGCCACAAGCATTTGGCAAGTAATCCTTAAGGACTTGAATGCTCAGTTCCCCATCCGTACGGCAGCACTCGATGACATCGACGGCCTTGAGGCTAACGTTGTTGACGATATGTTGATGGAGTTCCAGCAGGCAATGGCAACCTCGATGATCCAGAACAACGATCAGTCGGGAACCGGAACCTCGGTAACGACGGGCGGTGCTGATGGTCTGCGCGGTTTGGATCAGTACGCTGGCGCTAATGCAACCTACACGGGCGGTTCTTGCTCGACGGCTGCTTTCGGTACTTCGGGAACTGCAACTACCAACGGTCTGCACTCGCTTGCTACCTACGATCAGTTGACCACAAACGCCAACACAGTCGCGGCAAATAACGTGAACTACAAAGACGTAGTGAACTTTATTTATAGCTTGCCACAGCAGTATTGGACACCGACAGCAGCGTTCATGATTAACCCGATCCTGCTTCAGGGCATCCGCGGCCTCGTGGACGATCAGAAGCGTCCGATCTACATCGACGGTCTGTCACGTACCGATGGCATCGTTGGTGAGTTGCTCGGCTTCAAGGTTGCAGTCAACAAGTACCTTGATAACCCCAGCCAGCCCACCACCGGCGCAGCAGGAACGACCTCCTACTATCCGATGTATTTCGCGGATTGGCAGCAGTTCCACACCATCGTTATGCGTCTCTCGATGGTTCTCCGTCGCTACGACCAGACGCTCCCCGGTTCGATCACGTTCTACGGCGAGACTCGTGCAGCCACTTCGGTGCGCGATCCTAACGCTGGTGTGCGTTATCGTTCGACCGGTACGGCTGCTTGATCAAAGAGGGCGCAAGCCCTCTCCCTTTTGGAGAGACTATGAAACAGGTGATTTTGGAAGGCTTGAAAGAGGCTCTCCACGAGGGCAAAAGCACTGTCAACCTCTCGGAAGCCTCAGCCCTAACCGGCTCAGGCAGCGGGGTTGGCGGTCGCGTATATAACGAGGATGTGTTTGCATCGCTTCGTTACTGGAACCCTTTTCGGGTTTATGCAAATCAGACAATGACGGCAGACTCGGATATTCAGTTTGTCGTTAAGACGGGTAACGCTGCTAACTCCACTAACCCGTGGGGCTACACGGTTAACGCTAACTCAGGCTCACCCAACATCGCCACCAGTATTTGGCAGCTTCCGATGCGTGTTATTTCCGCTCAGATGCCAATCAGGGCAGCGGCGATGGATGACATCAACGGATTAGACGCTGCGCTTGTCGAAGATCTTGCAATGGAATTCAGCCAAATTGAAGCTGCGTCTATGGCAATCAATAACGATCAGGCAGGCTCAACAACAACCTCCACAGGCGCTACAAACGGTCTCAGAGGCTTGAAGATGTACGCTGGTACTGCTGGATCATCCGCTGCTTACGGAACGTCAGGAACGGCTATAACGGCTGGCATACACACACTTAATACCGTGGGTTATACCCACTCAGGCGGCATTGAGTGGGAAAGCCTTGTAGATGTTGCTAGTGCCCTCCCCGGTCAGTTTTGGAGAATGCCCGGAACTGCGTGGATGATGCACCCGACAGCTATTGCAACGCTGAGGGAATACGCTCACGGTGGTAATTCTTATGCGCTTGTTGAGACAGGCGAGAAAGACGAAGGCCCTGCGGTAAACATTATGGGCTGGCCGGTTATTGCTAATCCTTATTTGGATGCTCCTGCAATCGGTGCTTCTCCAATCTATCTTGCAAACTGGCCGCGGTTTATGTGGATCGTCGATCATTCAGAGATGACGCTTCAGAGAATGGAGCAGACCCAGCCCGGAACGATTACGATATATGCTGAGAAGCGGATGGTCTCGACCGTTCGTGATGTAACTGCCGGTGTACGTTTGATCGGAACCTAAGATGCCATCACAACTGCAAGGTAACTTCGGAGCGGGTTCCAGAAACCCGTTCAACTACTCGAAGGTCATTCAGAGTGGTCGAGATTCGGTCACTCAATGGCTTACTTACGAAGAAATCACCAACCAGTTGAATTTATTTCAGGATGAGTCACAGGACGATTACCTTGCTCAGTTGGAGCTCGCCACAAGGATGGCGATTGAGGATTATTTAGGTGTCCCGGTCTTTAACGTCACCTATCAGGCTTCCTACATGATTTCGGGGCTTATGGCTGCACCTGTAAGCCTTGATTTACCCGAAGTCTCGCAGAATGGCGTGACGATAAACTGGGTGAAGTATTACAACGACCTAAATCCTCCGGTCTTAACGACGATTACAAGCTCAAACTATTACTACGACCCCACTGGGAACAAGATTGTTCTCTTCGAGGTTCCCAACAACATCAACACCTATATGACCGCGCCAATGCTTTGCCAGTACACCTTACAAGGCTCTGTAATCGGTCAGTATCCTGTAGTCAAGCAGGCCGGTCTCATGCTTCTCACTCACTTGTACAACAATCGCTCGGCTACATCCGCTGAGAATCTAAAGCAGATTCCTTTTGCAGTGGATCAGCTTTTGCGCGTGTACAAGCCACTCGTAATGTGAGCTAAGAATGGTCTTACGCGTCGACGAGATAAGCATCAATAATCTGTCGTTCACCATCACGAATTTGGGTGAGCAAACGACGGTCGAGACGCTTTGGTTTAAGACGCGAGCAAAAACTAAGTCGGTTCACAATCGGATTCGCACGTTAGAGAAGTTCAGGCAATACGACAACATGATGGACTTCATTGTGAACTACACGCCTAACATGCGGACGATCTCGGATAATCAAGAGGATTACTCGATTACATTTAGAGGAAACAGTTGGCGAATCGCAGAGGTTTTTGAGCACGATGACAGACAGTGGGTCTCTTTAATGTGCTACAGAAACGAACCTAGCGTGGCGGTCTAAGATGGGGCAAAATAGCGCGGTTGTTTATGCTCAGGCGATACAGGCGCAACTAGTCACAGTTTGCACACCGACTCCAGTTTATGCAGTGTTTAACCGTAACTTTGCAAGCGAACCGACTTTTGTAACGTGGCAGCTTAGAGATGTACATCAGCCGGTTTACACAGGGCCGCAATCGGTTAAGGGTATAGATCGACCGGTGTTTCAGGCGACGGTGTTTGCTCAGTTGATGGCGAATTGTTTTAGTAAGGCGCAACAGATTGTGGATGCCTTACACGGTTATCAAGGTACTTTTGGTGGTCTATTTTTTGTGTCAAAGGTCGATGTTGATTGGCTCTTTCACACCTACGACAATGACAGTAAATTAAATCAAATCGTTCTTGATTGCACTTTAGACATTCCTGCTTAGTGAGGTGAAAAATGGCTCTTCCAACTAAAGTTTTACCCGGCTTTTCAGCCTCGCTGTATTGCCAACCAACTGCAACTCCAACCCCGTTGACAACTGCGAACCTTTCTGTGGTTGCAAGCGTTTCGGCTATCGCCGTCTCAGCCAATCTTGTTCCTGTCGAAGCGATACCTGCTTTTGGGCAAGATGATGCGGTGGCTAACTTCTCGGTTGCTGGTTCGCGTCAATCTGACAAGATCCCGGTTCAATCGGCTCCAACATCTTTGACATGCGTAGCGGCATGGAATCCGTCAGATACGGTTCTTCTTCTGCTTCGCGGCGATGCTTATAACGGCACGATTGATCGCACTTTTGTTGTCGCAGCAACGGACGGCACAAACATTGTTTACTACGCTTTCAACGGACGTGTAAGCCAGTGGACGATTGACCCTGCACCCGGCGCTGAAGCTCAGGTGACATTCACCATCCACCCCAGAGGTAACCAATATGGCTGGTCAAACAATGTCTGATTTTCTGGAAGGCATGAAGGGATACTATGGCGATCTCCATCTTTACGCTAAAGGCCATCCCTTTACCCTTCAAGAGGTGGATGCCGCCTTACAGGAAGCCGAAGCCGCTGAAGCTGTCTGTCTTAATGTAATGAGGCAATATGCAGCGAGCGAGTGACGATTTACTGAGCTATCTCATCGCGCAGGCCCAAACTGGTGCTAAGAACTGGTTTGGGTATCCACAACAACGGCTCATCAATATTTCACTGTGCCATCAGATTGCAGCTAATCACGCGGACTGCATGTCACCGGATGAAATAGTTGATTACGTCCTGAAACTAAACGATCAGATCTTCAAGCGCATCGTTACAAATGGGCAAACTTGAAGTTAAGGGATTCAAAGAGTTTGAAGATTCCCTTTTAGAGTTAGCCGAGGAATTTGGCACGACCAAAGCTCGACGCTCTTTACTTCCCGGTCTTAAGTCCGCGATGGAGCCCGTTAAGGCCGCTATTAAGGGAAGGGTTCCCGTCGATACTGGCAAGCTCCAGTTAAAAGTCAGGAACGGCGCAAAGGTTGCAACCCGAAAAGACAAAGGCAAAAAGTATCTGAGCCGCGATACGGTGGCTTTTGGTTTTGTCGATGTCGGTGTTGGTTATCGAGATGCAAAGGGCGAATATCGACCCGCTGCCGAAGCCATAGAATTCGGCACTGCCGAGCAACCCGCAAGACCGTTCATACGTAACTCTTTTCAATCAATGGCATCATCTGCCCTTGATCGTCTAGCGTCTTTATTGGGCGCTCATATGGATCTCTGGGCAGCAAAACAACGAGCAAAGGTTAGAAAATGAAAATACAGGACAGATTTGGAAAGTCATTTCAACGACAGACTCACGCGGATATTGATTTCGCTGGGCATACCTTAAAAGTCTATCTTCCGACTCGGAAAGAAATGTTAGGACTTGAGGACAAGATCAAGAACCCACCGGATGCTTTAGTTGCTGAAGAGTACGAGAATCTACACGCCACATTTCAAAAGCTCTACAAGATCAATCAAAACGTTAATGCTGAGTTTAAGGACGATGACATTGTTGTCGAGGGAAGAAGTTTAAGAGAAGCGGCAAAGTTTAAGGCTCAGGATTTGATGCGCGAAATCGCGTATGTGAATCTTGTTGGATTTGAAGAAGGCGACGAAATGCTTGCTTTATCTTACGAGCAAATCTCCGAGACGTTTTCAGAGGCGCAGATTAAGCACTTAGTCAGTTTGATTGAGAAAGCAGTCAATCCTGATTACGAGGCCACCCAAAAAAACTAAAGGGGTCGCTATATCGGCAGGTGAGGGCTACGGCGATCTTTAACGGCCAAAGTCCTGAAGTGTTCGATAGCCTTGATGTGGCGACCGTCCGAGAGTTAGAATTGATGTACCGCGACGGCATGATCGGGGCGAGACATAACTTAATATTGATCTCGCACTTAATGGCAATTGTTTACAACGCATTGTCTAAGAACCCGATGAAAAGCCGCGAGTTCTTCCCGCATCTGGAGGAGTATTTTATTCCTCCCAATTACATGACAAAACAAGAGCGTGATTTTTTGGCGTTCACTTCGCTACCCGGATTCAAAGCGGAGTTTCTTGAAATACTAGGGGGAAATCGTGGCGGGTAAACTCATTGCAGCCCTACAAGTAGCTCTCGGTCTAGAGAGTGCAAAGTTTGTTCAAGAAGTCGACAGGGCGAGACAAAAAACCCGCGAGCTAAAAGTATCTGTTGATGTTTTAGGTACGGCTATAGGCGCACTACGCAGCCCGATGTTATTAGCCGCGGGCGCTGCCACAGCTTTTGCTACATCCTTTTTCAAAGCAGCAGATGCGGTTAATGACTTTGCTGAGGGCTCCGGTCTAGCGATTGAGGAAGTCCTAGCCCTGCAAAGCGCGATGGTGCAGTCAGGGAAGGAAGCAGACAATGCCGCACAGATGTGGGATCGGTTCTCTACGACTTTAGGTGGGGCCGCTGACGGGCAAAAGGAACAAGCCGATCTGTTTAAGGAACTCGGTGTAAGTATTGCCGATGCTGGCGGGATGCTGCGTCCTGAGATCGAGATCTTTAGAGACTTAACCTCGGTGCTTTCCCAAATGGGTCCGGGCGCAGAGCGGGCGAGACTTCAGGTTCAGTTGTTTGGTAAACAGTTTGCCAACATAGATATATCTAAGATCGACCAGCTCTCAAGAAACACCGACAAGTTCACCGGCGAAGCTAAAAAGGGTGTTTTAGCTATTGGTGAAATCGGTGACGCGATAGACCAGTTAACCGAGAAGGCGAAGATCGGCTTTCTTACGCTTGTGGGCAAAGCTAGAGACGCGTGGACGGGCGTTAAAAAGTTCTTAGGATTTGGCGAAGAAGAAGCTCCCGCTCCGGTTGCCAATGTTGCTAAAGGCGGCATACAGTCAGGAACGAGAGTTAAGCCTGTAAAGGACACAAGCGCAGACTCAGCGGCGAAAGCACTTAAGTCTTATTTAGAAGGCTTAGACGCTCAGATTCTCAAACTCAGAGAAGGCGAGGAAGCCGCACTTAGGTTTGAGGCTGCAAAACAAGGTGGCCCTGCTGGCTTAGAAAAGATGGAGCAAATCATCAAGCTCCGCAGAGAAGAAGCTGAGATGCAGGAGCAACTACAAAGGAATGCAAAGGAAGCCGCGCAAGAAATAGCGGCAGCCGAAGATCTGCGAAAGATGCGGCAGGACCAGATCATTAAGGATTACGAGAAACAGATTGAGATAGAGAAAGAAGCTCAACAGGTCATGCTTGACACAATGTGGCAGGCCGAGGTCACTGCCAACAAAGAACTAGAGGCGATGGATCTCACGAAGAAAGAAAAGGACGAGCAATTAGAGCTTCTTGAGGATCTTCGGGACGGTTATAAATCTCTCGGCACTACGATTGTCGAAGCCTTCATGCAAGGTAAGTCAGCCTCACAGGCTTTCAAGTCTGCACTAAGTTCACTCTTACAGAAACTCGCCTCAAGATCGCTTGATAAGTTTTTGGATGCCATCTTTAAGCCAAACATGACGGGCGCTCCCTCATTGTTTGAGAACTTCATGTCGACCATTCCCGTTATCGGCGGGATCTTTGGCAAGCGAGCCGGAGGAGGTCCGGTTAATTCCGGGAGCCCTTACATTGTGGGCGAAAGAGGTCCTGAGTTGTTTGTGCCGAGCATGTCTGGGCAGGTTGTACCAAATTACGCGATGGGCGGAGCGACCACTGTTAACAACTACAACATACAAGCCATTGACGTTAAGTCTTTTGAAGATCGGATCATGGGCAGCAATCGAGCGGTATGGGCGGCAAACTCCTACGCTCAAAAATCACTATCACCTAGAGGCCGAGCATGAGCTTCCAGACCATCCTAAACATTTCACAATCCATCACGGTTAACAACCGAAGAATGGTTGGGCAGCAATACTCACGATCAGGGCAAGTAAGGACAGCTCAGTATGTGACCTCGGTTCCGTGGGTGTTCACAGTTAAGCCTCATGCTTATCTCTATTACCCGCAAGTCAGGGATGTCATTCAGACGATTGACAATCTGGATAGACAGAATGCAGCGACCATCACATTCAACACTACAAACCTTCAGTGGTTCACGGAATATAAGGGCGGTCTCAGTTCGGTTCAGGCCGCGGCGCTGACTCTTGCGAGCGTTCCTGCTGCCAATGCGACAACGATCTCAATCGGCAATCTGCCAGCGGTTGCATCAGGAATGGTTGTTTTTGCTGCTGGCGACTTCATCCAGATTGGCAACTATCCCTACAAAGTCACCACAGAGGTCTTGAGAGGCTCAGGATCGACCGTTAGCGTCACGATTCACCGACCGATCATAGGAACACCCTCGACGGGAACATTGACGGCTGTAGGGGCTTCCTGCACGTTCTCTGTCGTTGCTGAGGTCTGCCCTACTTACACACTAAGACCGATGACGAATGGCGCTTTTGTTGATTGGGATGCCGACTTCGTTTTCAGAGAGAACGTCCAATGAGTACCCCAATGACAGCGCTGAATAGCGCAACCATCACACACGGCGAATTTGTACGTCTTACAACATCAACCGCGACTTATACATTTTGCAATGCCGCGGCTCCAGTTGTTGCTGGCGGCATTTCATTTACGAGCCTCGGAAGTCTCTTGTCTGTCGGTGCGGTAAATCGTGAGATCAAGGCGACTTCAATAGATATGGTGATTGGTCTTATAGGAATCGACCCGACAAACATTTCTTTGGTCTTAGGATCAAACATTAAAGGCTCTACTGTCGAGATTTGGCGAGGATTCTTCGACTCTAATTATCAGATCATTACAAGCCCGACAACGCAGTTTTTCAAGCGCTATCAGGGCATTGTTTCAAACATGTCCATTACGGAGGATTGGAACGAGAATGCACGAAGCAGGACTGCAACGTGTTCCATTTCATGTTCTTCTTTCCGATCGATTCTTGAGAATCGGATTGCAGGGATCAAAACCAATCTCACGACGTGGCAACAGCGTTACGCATCTGACACGAGCATGAGCCGAGTCGCAGCTATTGCCGGTCAATACTTTGACTTTGGAGCTCCACCTAAATCTGGATCACAGTCAGATCCCGGAAGCGCACAAACCCAATTACCAGATCCTAACGATATAAGAGACGCGGGATGAGAGAAGCGACAAAATACGATGTGCCTCATCTTATTGAGATGATGAAGGCGTATGCAGACGAGGCAGGCATAGAAGCACTAAAACACAATCAAAACGAACCGCAAGTCCGAAACCTTTTCGATCAGATGATTCATGGCAGAGGATTTGTTTTGGTTGATGACAACCTACACGGATTCCTTGCTGCGTACATCACAAGAAACTTTTGGAATCGCTACGTCAGAGAGCTTCACGAGGTAGCGTGGTGGGTCATGCCTGAGTACAGGAACACAAGTCTCGGTGGCAGGCTTTGGTTGAGGTTTAACAAACTTGCTCAGTACATGCTGGACTCTAAGCGGGTAGACATTGTGTGCACAAGCCTCATGCCATCTAGCCCAGACATTGATTACACACGATATAAATATAAGCCTTTGCAAGCTACCTTCTTTCGAGAGTAAATCATGCCCGGATCAATTGTTGCAGCTTACTTTTTTACAGCCGGAACGGTAGCGTTTGCTGCGGCGACCTTTGCGGTTAACTTTGCCGTTTCTTATGTCATCACAAGAGTCTTTGGGTCTAAGCCTCCAAACTCACAGGACACTGGCGCAAGGCAACAGGTCCCTCCAGCTAACAACAACTCAATCCCTGTTGTTTATGGTGATGCGTGGCTAGGTGGCGTTTTTGTTGACGCAGTCTTGTCGAGCGATCAAAAGACGATGTATTACGTTCTTGCGATCAGTTCCATCTCATCAGATGCAAGTGCGACATTCTCTTATGACCGCGCAAAGTTTTACTACGGTGATCGCTTAGTCACTTTTGACGGAACAGACCAGACTAAAGTAGTGTCTCTGACCGACGGTGATGGAAATGTCGACACAAAAATCTCCGGTAATCTGTATATCAGTCTTTACACATCGACAAATGCAGGAACGATTACATCTGTAAACGGAACCGCACCTAATGTATTTATGGGCGGATCAGATATTCCTGTCGCGCTCCGTTGGCCTTCTTCGGGTCGGCAGATGAATGGTTTAGCCTTTGCGATTGTCAAACTTAATTACAGCGCAGACGCAGGGACAACCAGTCTCCAACCTATTACCTTTTACTGCAAGCACTACCCTAAAGGCGGATCTGTAGCGAAGCCCGGAGATGTCTGGTACGACTACATGACGGACACAAGGTACGGCGCTGGCATGACGGGCCTAGTGGACTCTACAAGCTCGACGGCTCTCAATACTTACTCCGATCAAACGATCACATACACACCAGCAGGCGGCGGTTCAGCTACGCAAGCTCGCTACAGGATTAACGGCGTAGTCGACACAGGAAGGCCAGTCCTTGAGAACGTCGAGAAGATGCTGGAGTGTTCAGATAGTTGGATGGCTTACAACGCGGCTTCGGGTCTTTGGTCGATTGTCATCAACAAATCGGAAAGCTCGACCTTTTCATTTAATGATACAAATCTTATCGGCGAGATCAGAGTTTCGGCCACAGACATCAATCAGCAAATCAACCAAATCCAAATTGAGTTTCCATCTAAATTAAACAGAGATCAGCCGGATCTTGTTTATATGGAGACACCCGCGGGTCTCTTATATCCCAACGAGCCACCCAACAGACAGACAACAACCCTAGAGTTTACAAACGACTCTGTACAGGCTCAATACTTAGGCAATCGTAGGCTTGAGCAAGCTAGAGAGGATTTGATCGTCACGATCACTTCCACTTACCCCGGCATTCAGGTTGACGCGGGAGATGTGGTTGATATTACAAACTCTGACTACGGATGGACGAATAAGCTCTTTAGAGTGATGAAGGTATCCGAGGCGACTGTCGATGATGGCAACCTCGGTGCAAGCCTAGAGCTTTCTGAGTACAACGCGGTGGTCTACGACGATGCGAGCATTACCGCCTTTACCGCGGCCCCCAATTCAAGCCTGCCGAGTCCTAATTACTTCTCTTCACTGAATGCTCCGGTCATTGGAGATCTAGCACCTTCGGCAGCTCCTCCGACTTTCTCGGCTACTTGCACGATGCCAGCAGTCGGAAGAGTCACGGCGATCACGTTGTTTTACACAACATCTGCAAGCCCAGCGGCTACGGATTGGAAAGTCTGGAGTTCAACCATTCTTTCCAATGGCTCTACGTTTGCCAACTCATCAAGTTTCAAGTTCGACAACATTACACTTTCTGCGGGCAGTTATTACTTCGCTTTCTCTGTAGAAAATGACTCGGCTAAAAGTTCGCTCTCGGCTACAAGTTCAGTATTAGTTTGGTCTCCAACGGCTTTGGCGGGACCAACAGGCCCCACGGGGTCGCAAGGCCCAACAGGATCGTCTGTGACCGGTCCAACGGGCAGTTCTGGCTTAGTAGGGATTGCTGCGCTAACAGCTTATTTGGTTCAATCACAAAGCGCATCAGCACCAACCTTTACGACTCCGACCTCTGGATCTGCGGTTCCTAGCGGCTGGTCCTCATCAACTCCTGCGGTTGCCATCGGGCAAGTGCTTTGGTACATACAAGGACGCTATAACGCCAATGCAGTTACGGTGGACGGTGTTCCGGCTAACTCAACAGCGTGGACGGGTCCGATTGCCGCGTCTATCTTTCAAAGCATTAGGTCAGATAACTACAACGGGCCGACTCCTCCGACAACCACAAACTTTGGAACCCTCGGCTGGTATCTCGATCAACCTTCAGGAAACCTCTATGCAAATGCTGCATATCTTAGAGGTGAGTTAGTTACGGGCGTAAGCGGGGCGCAGCGGGTCGAGATCAACAAGGGAGTCTCTAATAAGGTTGCGGTTTACAACTCTAGTAATACATTACTAGCGACGTTTGGAGGCACTGGCACAAGCACAGACGCACTACTAAGGCTTAACCCTGTCATCACCGGATCGACGGCAGTAGGAGCAAGCGCAGAGATTCCCAACGTCACGGGGCTTAGTAACAGTTCCTATGGTTATTACGCAAAAACAGTTGATGCTTCGATTGAAGGCACATTAGGAGCGTGGGTAGGAACGGGCTCGACAAACATTCGGTCGGGTGCAAGTGGAACCAGAGATTACGGCTCAGGTGTAGTCAGTGGTTTCTTAGGCTATCAGGATGGATCTTATTCGGCTGCTGTCAGGGGATACAACACGAGCGGCGGAACGGAAGTCTCGATTGCAGACTCTTCAGGTTATGCGCTAAATATCCGCAGCGGAACTATCAGATACGGTTCTTATAATTTCTCTGCCTTCAACGGCTCTACGACTCAATTCCTGAGAGGCGATGGAACGTTTGCCACTCCAGCAGGAGGTTCGGGAACGGTTACGAGCGTTAGTGGAACCGGATCTGTTTCTGGGATCACTTTAAGCGGGACGGTTACGACAAGCGGAAGTCTTACGCTCGGCGGGACGATCAGTCTTAGCGCGTCAGACATTCCTAATCTTCCCGGCAGCAAGATTACAAGTGGGCTTGTTTCGGAAACCTATGTCGGTGGATTTAAGAACGGCTCGACTTCAGTAGTTGGTGCAGCGGGGACCGGATCTACAGCGACCCTGCAAACATTTTTAGGATCAGAGAACACCAATCTCACGACCGGGAATATGGTGTATTACACGCTGTCAGGCGGAACCTATGCGGGCGTTTATATCAATCAGCGAGGGTCAACCGCAACGTGGTCGACGCTAACCTCTGATGCGAGGATGAAAGATGTCTTAGGCGACATTCCGGTTCCTAATGCACTGGAGGCTATAAAAGCAATTGGCAAGCCGGTTATTTGGAAATGGAAGCATGAAGCATCTAATCCAGTCTGGGGTTATACGGCGCAGCAAGTCGGCGCAGGCATTGCAGAGGCTTTAGTTGAATCACCAATGCTTCCCAATGGCGATTATCAAAAAGTGCCGGGAACAAATGATCGAGTTTTAACTTTCGACAACACTAAATTTCAAATGCTAAAAGATCTTGCATTGTTAGAGTTGATTCATAAGGTCGAGGCATTAGAGGCTAGACTTGCGGAGCTAGAATGAACTGGCAGATCACCAAACTAGAAATAAAACCCATCGTAGATGGTCTCTCAGACGTTGTTATAGCGGCTTCGTGGACCGTAAGCGAGGCGGATGAGTCATTCTCAGGAGTGACATTGTTAAGCCCTCCTAGCGGTGATTTCACACCTTACAACAGCCTTACACAAGATCAGGTTTTAGGATGGGTCTGGCAGAAAGTCAGTAAGGAAGGAACGGAAGAGATTGTTAGTACAAGGCTTCAGGAAAAGCAGTCACCCTCAACGATTGACCCACCGCTTCCGTGGGGTTAAACTCTAGAAAAGACAAGATAGCCCATCGTTCTGCTGAGAGTGCTTAGCGAACGTCAATTTACCGAGTGAGGGAAACGTGGCGATCTTCAATAAGAATACGCTGACACAAATCAGTGGATTCGATAATCAAATTATTGCCGGTGAGCTGGTGTACAACCAGAAAACTTACTGGAATCTTACTCTTTCAGATTCAGATGGAACGCCCAATGATTTAACAGGAGCGACCGTCACTAGTCAAATCATTCGCAGGCAACTTTCCAATGTTAGAGACTCACGCTACGGTCTCACATTCGACATAGCCGACTACTCACCCACTCCTACACCTGTAAGCCTGACAATCACAAACCAGAATCTTGCTGGCGGATCGTTTACGTTGGTGATAGATGAATCAACGTGGTCCGTATTGTCCACAGACACAGAATTAGATATTAATGCAAACAATCCAGTTGGATTTTCTGGAAACATTAAAATAGCCATTCCTGCAAGTGGATCAACTCCGGCTAAAGACTTAATTGTGTTTCTTTTATTTATAGTTCGCTCTGATGGGGTGACAAATTGAGTACGACAATAAATGGTAGCGGCATTACTTTAATTGTCGATCAGGGCGTAATTGGTCCCACTGGTCCAGCGGGCTTACCCGGAGGACCGACCGGTGCAATTGGTCCAACGGGTGCAACGGGACCTACTGGAGCGGCAGGAACACCCGGAGGGCCCACAGGACCTACTGGCTCAATAGGACCAACGGGATCGGCTGGACCCACTGGTGGCAGCGGACCGACAGGGCCAACAGGTTTATCTGTTACAGGCCCAACAGGACCCACGGGTGCAAATGGAAGCATAGGTAATACCGGACCAACAGGTCCCACCGGAGACATAGGACCAACAGGACCGGCAGGAGGCCCAACCGGACCAACCGGAGCATCAGTCACGGGCCCAACAGGTCCCACTGGTTCCGCTGGTGGATCTGGGCCTACTGGTCCGACTGGAGCTAATGGCGGTAATGGTCCAACAGGCCCAACTGGTTCTAATGGGATCGCAGGAAACACAGGGCCCACTGGACCCACTGGCGACATAGGCCCTACAGGACCCGCTGGTGGTCCTACTGGCCCGACCGGTAATATTGGACCCACAGGACCCACAGGGACAATCGGTGCAGCAGGTCCGACCGGCCCCACTGGAGACGCTGGTGTTGCAGGGCCAACCGGTCCCACAGGTAATGCTGGTTCCGCAGGCCCCACTGGCCCAACTGGCGCCGCGTCCACAGTCGCAGGTCCCACAGGTCCAACAGGAGATTTTGGTCCAACCGGTCCGACAGGTGCAGCCTCAACGGTAGCCGGACCTACTGGTCCAACAGGTGCTAATGGAACATTAGGCCCGACAGGTCCAACTGGCGCGGCTTCAACGGTAGCGGGACCGACAGGTCCAACTGGCGATTTAGGACCTACGGGACCAACAGGAGCCGCTTCTACAGTTGCAGGCCCCACGGGACCTACCGGGGTTTCTGGTGGCTCAGGACCTACTGGTCCAACTGGCCCTGCTGGTAGCGGCGCAAACATTACGGTTAAAGATGAAGGAACAACGTTAACAACTAACGTTACTTCTTTCGATTTCACTGGAACCGGTGTTACTGCTACAAACGTAGGTGATGCGGTAACAGTTACGATTTCTGCGGGCATGGGTCCAACAGGGCCTACAGGGCCAACGGGTGCAGCGTCTACTGT